TTATTGCCCAAAGAATTTAGAAATAATATTTTTCTTTTTCTCTGGTAGATCATTAAAGACTTCCCTTTGTTTAATAAGTTCTTGCTCTTTCCGATCTATAAAATCATCTACCACTCCAGAGATATACTCTGTAAATTCTTCAACACTATGTCCCTTGATTTTACCATCTTGTACTAGCTCCTCTAGAAGCAAGTCACTCCATAATACCATATCTGGAGAAAGATTATAGTGCTCCAATTCTTTAAGAATGGCCTGCTCATAGTATCGTTGTTGCCCTTTGTTAATGTAATAGTACTTGTCTTTAAACTTCTTATCAACATTCTTGAATTGATATTCCTCTAAGAGTTTACTTCTCAAAAAGCCGTCAGTAGCTACTTCGTGAGATTCGATAGTATAAAAGCTCTTTAGCTTATCTAAAAACTCAAAGATATCAGAACGATAAAGACTATTTTCTTCTTGTAGTGTTGATGCCATATCAGTAACTAAAGGTGAAATTTTGTTCTGAGAAAACTCTTTCCAGTCTTTAAAATATACTAATGACTTTTCCCTGATGGCTTTTTCTCGCTGCTTAAATTCGTTTTCTAACTGATTTTCTTTTTGACGTGTTGTCAAAAACATATCACTTAAAATCGAAGTGTAGTCTTGTTTATACTCTTCAATTTCGTTTAGTATTTCTTTTTTAACTCCCTCTTGCTTACTAAAGAATTCTGTAGCTTCTTGTTCATTCATTTTATGAAAAAGATTCTTCATGAGTTCATGAAATGGATTAACATAAACTAGATTATAGTCCTGATACAAAAGAAAGAGATTGATTACATCAGTGCTATTCATCGATTAACCTCCAATACCTGGCTCTTGATTTTTTGAGAAATCAAGCTCCCAAACTGCAGCAGTCTTTTCATCATGAGCCTTACCATAAGCAAATTGTTTAGCTACATAGAGATCCATATCTTCAAGTGCTAGTGTATCCTGATAGCGTTGTAAGTTAATGCCTCCACCTACAACTGCATCATAGCGCCCTTGAATGAAAGAAGTCGCCTTCCCTTTTTCTTGAGAGATTGAAGGAATGATTTGTAAATTTAGAGGTACCGCCTTGTTATATGCTGCGCTGTCTGTGAAATTAATTATTTTCTTCTCGATCTCCCAAATTTCTTCTGAATTCACAACAAGGACAATCTTATTGGTCGTATCGACAAAACTAACTCCATCAGCCTTTACAGAGTGAAATTTGAAGATCTCTGATACCTGGTTTACAGTTTCTTTAGGATTTTCAAAAGTTAATTTTAAAGCCTGTTTTTCTTTTTTAGGGTAAGTAATATTTGAACCTTGAGCTACTCCCGTCAATTTTCTTGTTAGTCCTAGAGGTTTATTATCACCATCACCATTTAAAAAACCTTCTTCCAATGCTACCGCAAAGGATTCTGTCAATTGTGTTCTGACAAAGTTTTCAATCCAAACTGGCCCGAGTTCTTTGAAATCTTTCGGGATCACGATAAAAGCCGTTAATTTATGCTGAGTTTCTTGTCTGCTTCCAAAGCTGGCTTTTAATTGCCCTTTGATTTCTCCAAAAACCTTGCCCCAAACTGCTCCACCGCTACGCTCTGATGTCAAAAAGTTCAGTCGGATTCCTAGGTTTTTTAGTCCAATTTTTTCAAGCAAGGGATGTTCTGATTTTATATCTTCAAAAATTCTGTCAATCGTCTCCTCTGGGAGAAGTTTTTCCACCCCTTTAGGGATATTCTTATCAAACTCATTAAAGAATACCATTTCATTGCCCTTTAAAGTATTAGGCTGTGATGTAAAGCCATCTTCTAAATATGATGCGGTTTTAGCTTCTTCGATCATATGTTCCTGCAGACTGTCTAACATATCACCGTAAAGTTTTGTTTGCTGATCTTGTGGAGCATTAGTTTTCACTGCATTCATAAATGCCTCTCTAGCTTGCATATATTCGTTTCTTGTTTGTCCTTTAAGTCTCATTGTCATCTTTTTATTTCCTTTCATTTTCAAGCAAAAAAGGCAGAACAAAAAACGTAATTTACGTCTTATGTCCTACCTCTTGTTTTCAAGTCAGTATTTAAAATTTTTGTTGTGTTTTGGTTTCTACCATGGTCACAACACCATCTGCAATTATCAACCGAATGTCACCATATTCTGGCAACTTTACACTTTTAATTATACCACGATTTAGGAAGTAAATCCAACCTTTATGTAATTCGTTCATATATCCTCCTTTCTCTAAAAAGGTAGTCATTTTGGGATATCTAGTGACTACCACCTCCGCCTTACAGCCCCAAGGGGTTACAAAAAGCGTAGTCAGGTAGTCACCTTGCTCACAAAAAAATAATAATAAACACCTTAACTCTATTTACTCTATATACTTATAAATAATCTAAAATAACTACTTTTTAATATAAAAGTCAATTGTATCAAGGGTTTAGGGGGTAGTCAGTAAAATCTTAAAAACTACCCTTGTTTTTAAATCCTTTTGTTTAAAGGTTCTAGCCACTCTCTTAAAGGTAGTCATTTTTTATGTTAGTGACTACCCTAACTACCTTTTAGGTTTTGAGTAACCAGGTTTAACGCTTTTTCCAAATTTTAAAGATCGTTTGTGTTCCCATCCCTCTTTATTTTGCATGTACTTTTTAACCTTTGCTTTATCCTTTGGTGGTGCTTTGTCAGTTAGATAGACTTCTTGGAAGAATAGGTTTATAGTCATCTTGTCACGTTCTACTAGTTCGCCATAGGTGTCTGTGTCAAGTTCAACAGTTCCGCCTTTACTATTTCTAAAATAACCCTCGTTCATCATGTCATAGATATAGTAATACCTGGTTCTGTCTGTAACTGGGTAATGGTACATATTTTTAGGAAAAGGTAAAGCCAAATAACGCTCCAAATCCTCAAGAGTTTCATCAGCAAATTTGTACCTACTTCTTACCTCATTTACCAGGTTCTCCTGCTCGTCTGTCAGCGTCAAAGACTGGTTAGACTTCCAAGCTACTACCATAGCGCCCCAAAAGGCTCTGCGGTCTTTTTCCGTCCACTTCCTGCCCTTATAAGTGGTATCCTTATGTACTTCAGCAACCAGAAAGCGCCTTTCCCCTGTCAGATCGTTTAAATAATCATGGTCATTAGTTGCCCTGACAATGATGAAACTCTTAGGTAATCGTCTATCACTAGAAGCGTAGGGCGGTCTATACTCTAGCTTAGTTTCTGTGATGAACTTCTTCAACTCTGAAAAGCTAGCTTTTTTACTGGCCACCATTTCATCATCAAACACACACCAGTTTCTCACCATCCTAGCCTTATCATCTTTGTCTGTGAAAGTTTCAACGGTTGTAAAATACTTGTGAGTGAAAAGCCCCTCAAAAAATTGAGTCTTTCCCACTCCCTGCCTTCCGGTCAAGTCCAGCACAAAATCAAACTTAATAGTGGGATCAAATACCTTTGCAACTGCTCCACGAAAAAACAAGTCCATGATAATACGGTTATATTCATCATCTTTGATATTGAGATAATTCCTTAAAATAGCAAAAGGATCACGCTGATTCACTAATTCTTTATACTCGCTTTCGCATGCTTCTAGATAGTCTTTTAAAGGATTGTAGCTATGTTCTCCAGCTACCACTTCTAAAATATCGGCGATATCCCCTTTCTTATAATCTATCTTATACTTTGTAGCAATATAAGCCCTAATCTCTCTGATAATCAGATCATCGATTGTACCGCTTAAGGTTCTACCGTTCAACTTTGTTGGTTTTGTCACATCAATTTCATAAGTAAAGGTGTTGTACTGTATAGCCCCTTTCAGCTTGCTATCTCCACTTAAAATCTTCTTGAGATTGTCCAAGGTTATAGAGAAGCCTTTCCCCTTGGTTTTTGGCGTTAGATTCAGGCTATTGTTTTCCTCATTGGTCTCCCTTGCTTGGGTCAAGTCCACCACGGTAGGCGATGCTCTTGGCTGATTCTCTTCAATGATTTTATTTACAATTTCTTCACTATTCAAAAGCTACCTCCTTATAGAATTTAGTTGCTACTTCTAGGAAATAGCTGGCTAGTTCTTTCCGTTTGACGATTGCAGAAAACAAGTCCACCAGCTGACTAAAACTGTAGCCATTCACAAATAGTAAACGAACAAAGACCGAAGTCTCATATCTGGTATAAATCCCGTTACAAATCAGGTCAAGAACCCAACCTTTCAACTCTACTCCCAGCCCCTGCCGTTGCTCTGTCAATTTGTTTACTTCTAAATCTTTCAGGATCGTCAGCAAGTCAGGACTAGCCAAAGCAATTTCCAATGATCTAGTTAGTTCCCAGCCTTCCTTATGGATTTTATCATCTCTGATAGTTACATATAAGCCTTTGTAGTGAAAATCCGTTAGCCCCTCACCTATCGGCTCGTAGTACACAAACTTATAGTAGTTGCCATTCTTCCATACTTGTGTAGGGGTAGACTTGAGAAAGGCAAATAATGCTAATTTGTCAGCTGATAAAATCAACTCGATCACTCGCATTCTTCCACCCCCATAAATTTATGAATGTCATCCACTAAATAAAATACAATTCTTGAATCTTCGTCGGGCGGTTGATAGCGCCGTAAGCCCAATCTTTCCCACTTACTTAGCGTATTGTCGCTGATTTTCAACTCTTGCTTGACTTCACTTCTATTCATCAACTTAAGCATTCTAGGCGGTATTTTCTCATGGCTTTTTAGGTAACGTTCTAAGGCTTCTAATATTTTGATTTTAAGTTCTTCAACCATTTTTTCAAACATCTTAGTACCCCCATGGCTTAACCCCTGCAAGTTGGATATATCGCCCATAATCAGGGCTTAAATCCTCGCTAGTCATTTCTATCGTCTGTGCACTTTCTCGCTCGATTTCGGCGCTTTTTTTACGGTCTCGGTGGTTTAGATAAAGTAACAAGCCAATCAATACCATCATGAAGATAACCGCCTGTGTGTTGGTCAAATCTAGTTCATTCATGCTATTTCTCCTAATCGATCATCATGCCACGGGTATATAGGGATGAGTCTGTCCATGAATCCAAAACGTTCTTTTTCCCTCGTTTTTTCTTTGCGATATCAACCGCTATGACCTCCCAAACATAATTTAACACTTGATCTGGAGTCATAGGGTAGTCATTCTCTTTAGTTATTTCAGCTAGGTATGTGTGTAAGAAAAGGAATCCGTCAAAGTGAGAAAGTGATTTTAAAAACTTAGTATCACCCCAAAAATTTCTATAATAGGATTCTTCTCTACCTTCCAGCCCGCCTATTACCTCAGCAATTACATTTAGTTTCATCTCTTCAGTCTGTTCCTTAAGCGTTTTTTGTTGCTCATGGTATTCTGTGCTAGTTAGTTCATTATAGATATCGTCCAAGTCATTTAATACCCTACTGATTGCTCTTTTAACTAAGATGTTTCTGACCCCTGTGAGATTTCCCTGTATTTCTTCTAGATCTGTTGAAACAGCTTCTAATTTATCTGCTAACATGTTTTTACCTCTATTTATTTGTTTTGTAATTACCTTGATGGCCTTTTGTTTGTTGTTTCCTATACAGTTTTCCCACCACTCCAAACGCTGGGCTATTGCCCCATGTTGCCGTACGCTTGTAGTGGTGTTTCGTGGGTAATCACCCACATTTTTTCTAAACAAGTGCCTAGACTCGCCCTGTCAGCACTCACTTTTCAAAACCTTTTCTAATTGCTTGCCTGCTCTTCGGTTTTCTTAGTTTTTCTTCGTTTCGTTTTCGATTTGATCGCCTAATCTTTTCCAGGCTCTGTCAAATTCTGTGCGGTTGATTTCTTTCCCGTGTAGTTGTCTTGCTAACTCCATAGCTCTACGCATGAATCTAGCGAAGTGTGTTTTTGCTTCCATCACTAACCCTCCATCATGTCATAAAGTAGGGCGTAGTGCTTATCTGGGATTCTGTCCAAGGCTTTCAAGCCGTCGTGTTCTGCTTTTTGTCTGGTTTCTACCTTAACCGTGCTATCAAAGGCGATAGAAAAGGCATTTAACATAGCCTTGTATCGGTCTACACTCTTCAAATAGCGCCCACGTTCCCCAAGTTCCTTGTCTTCTAGTTCTTCTTTTACAGTATCGTCTAAGAGTTCAAACTTAGTGTAAACTCCTTTTTCTACTTTGAAACCTAGTCGCTTGTTTTGTCTGAGATTGTAGAGATTAACCTTGCAGCTGTCTAAGTTGCGATAGCCTAACACTCCTGCGATTTCTTCTATGTTTTTGCCCTCTAGTTCAGGCAATTTTTCAGCAATATCCTTGAATTTTACTGCTTGATGTTGTTTTCCCATTGTGTACCTTGTCTTTCTATGCTATAATCAAGGTATAGAAAAAATATCTATACCCTTAATCTTGTCGCTTGCTTCGGTCGCCAAACTTTCAGCAAGTGACTTTTTTTGTTATCTTGTTTCATGCTTTTGTCCCTGACTTGGGTTTATAAAGCAAGTCTTTACTTTCGATAAGATCCAGAATCCAGCTGAGTCCCTGCTCTACTGTCTCAAGAAATGCGCCCAGGTCTTCACTTGCTAAGTCCTCATAGTTCATACAAAGATATTCGGCTAGTTGTCTGTCTTTCTCAACTAGCTTTTTAAAATCCTTGAAATACTTGGGAATTTCTAAGCCCTTGGCATTTGTAACTGTCTTAAAATCATTTTCCATTTTCTATACTCCTATGCTTTAAAAATTAATTCCTTGATTTCCTGATAACCCATATTCAAGTTGATCATAGCTATTGTCATATCTTCCAAACGTTGGTAGTTTGTCAGTTCTGCACTTGTCAAGCCATCAATGCCGTTCTTACTTTCTCGCTCCTTCATGAGTTGCACCTTATTCTTCCCCGTCGCTCCCTTTAGCAGTAGGTTTGTAAGAGTGCTATAGGCATGCTTGGGTGCTTTCTCCCATGATTTGATAGCTTCGGTTAATGTCTTGCGCTTTGGCTTTTCCAGTTCCCGTTGAAGATAGCGTTTAGAAAGCTCATCACGCATTTCAAAGAAGGCTTTGACAAGATTCTTCTTGAACTCCTTGACAGGTTCTGTATTTCGTAAGTAAGTGATCAGCAAGGTTGCCTGTTGCTCGTTCAAAATATAATCCCGTGCATTTTGCCCACTCTCTGAAGGTGAAATTTTAAATTGCACCTTTCCGAAGATTTCAAAGTCCTCTCGGTGCTTATTCAGCAAAATCTTCAAGTGTCTGTGCTTAATTTCAGCGCATTCTGCAACGATACTGCTAAGTGTATGCGGCTCTTTCTTGCCGTCTATATAAACCAGTTCCATTAGTTCGCTCCTTTCTAATAATCTTCAGCAAGCCACTGCATGGCCTTTTGGTAAATGCTCGGCTTTACTTCGCCACCGTCTCGGATTTTTCTGTAGGTGACTTGTGTAACTCCGATTTCTTCGCCTGCTTGCTTTGCAGTCAATTTCTTGTCTGCTTGCTTTCGGCGAATCGCTTTTGCTTGTGTTGAGGTAATAAGCAATGAAGTTCCTCCTTTCTCAACTAACATTTTTGTTAGTCCTCTTGTAGTTTACTATATAAAATGTTAGTTGTCAAGAGCTTTCTAACATTTTTGTTAATAATATTATTTTTTATGATATAATTAGTTCCGAGGTATTACAATGAATAGATTAAAAGAACTGAGAACTAGAGCAAATAAAACTCAGAAACAGTTATCTGATATACTCGGTGTGTCGGAAATGACTATCTCCCGTTGGGAAAAAGAGCCAAAACTTTCCATAAAACATGAGTATACTGTAAAGTTGGCTGAGGAGCTTGGAGTAACTATTCCTGAATTATTGAGTTATGATACACCAACATTTGAAACAACAAAAGATGAAACAATTGAACTGCTAAATAAATATAGTAATATTCTTGAAGCTGAAAGAATAAATTTATCAGATTTGACTGAAGTAGAAGAAAAATTTTCTAAGACAACAGGCAAACAAATAGCTTTAAATATGATTTCTGAAGCAAAATTAAAGAGAATTGAACAAGATATATTCGCAGAACATACATCTTCTCTTTTCTCTACCCTATCAGATATAGAACGTACAAAGAAATACTATTTTGCAATAAATAGTTCTGGTATAGAAGCTATCGAACATTTTTATCAAGCTATTGGTAATCTTCCGTTTACCTACTCTGAACTCTTGATTCACTTTGCAGCACTCTCACCTGAACAAAAGCAAGCTATATTGGAGACTGTTAAAAAACTTTCTTTAACTGACAAAAAATAAAACTCTTGGTAAATTCCATAAAAAACACCATACACGCTTTTTCTGCTATTTTGATACATTTTACCGTCTGACTACTTGTAATCGAAAATAGGGGCATTCTCGTAGCTCCTCGCATGGACTAAACTCAAAACCTTTTCTAATTGCTTGCCTGCTGATGAAAAGGAGTTAAACCATGAAGATTACAGAATACAAAAAGAAAGATGGAACAGTAGTTTACCGTTCCAGCGTTTATCTTGGTATCGATAACATAACAGGTAAGAAAGTCAAAACAACTATATCAGCAAGAACCAAGAAAGAACTCAAAAGCAAGGCCATTCAAACCAAAGTAGAGTTTGAGAAAAGTGGTTCAACTGTCGCAAAAGTAGTTAAAGTCACCACATATCAAGAATTAACAGATCTTTGGCTAGAAAATTACTGCCATACAGTCAAACATAGCACCCTAGTAGGAACTAAAACCAACATCAGAAAGTACTTACTACCAGCTTTCGGAGAGTACAAACTTGATAGAATAACCCCTGCCATCGTTCAGCACCAGGTAAACCAATGGGCTAAAGAATACAACCAACTTGGAAAAGGGTATCAACAATACAACCACCTACACGCTTTAAACAAGCGTATCATGTCTTATGCCGTCTCATTACAAGTCATTTCTACAAATCCAGCTAGTGATGTCATTGTGCCACGATGCAAACCAAAAGAAGAAAAGAAATTTAAATATCTTGATGATGAGAATTTAAAGAAATTCTTAATGTACCTGGATCAGCTGCCTAACACTTACAAAAATTTCTATGATACCGTACTTTATAAGACTCTTTTAGCAACTGGTTTGCGTATCCGTGAATGTCTAGCCCTGGAATGGTCTGATATCGACTTACAAGATGGAACATTAGAAGTTACTAAAACTCTAACCATGACAAAAGAAATTACAAGCCCTAAGACAAAATCAAGTCTGAGAGTAATTGATCTAGATAATAAAACAGTACTAATGCTTCGCCTTTATAAAACCCGACAATCGCAATTAGGGAGAGAAATAGGCATGACTTTTGAAAAAGTGTTTCCTAATACCTTTGATGAATACAGAGAAGCTGGTGGACTCCGTTTTAGACTTGAAAAGCATTTACAAGGTGCTGGTTGTCCTAGTGTTAGTTTTCATGCTTTTCGCCACACACATGCTAGTATTTTGCTGAATGCTGGTGTAGGATATAAAGAAATTCAAACAAGACTAGGCCATTCTAAAATTTCGATGACCATGGACACATACAGTCACTTATCAAAAGATAGCAAAAAAAGGACTGTTTCTATTTTTGAAAAAGTCCTCGAAAATTTAAAAAGTTCCTAA